TAAATCGGCACCGCGACCAGTAATAGCCCCACCAACACCAGCAGCAAAATACTCACCCCCATGATTTGACTCCCAACGTCCAGCAGCCTTGGAATCAGCTGCGAGTTTAACTGTTGGAAATACTTTTTCATATTCAGATGACTCTATCACGTTTTTTGCCTTACGTCCAAAGCGTATTGCTAGCTCTCCTGTGTGTGTTGTTTGGATAAGCTTGGCCTTTGGGTGACGGCCCATGTAAAAAGCAGGAAATAAGTTAGATGCAAACTCCGATTTTGTGTGTCTAGGAGGCATATTAACAATTAATCGCTTCAATTCACCGTTTGCGATACGGTTTAGCTTCTCTGCATAGATCTGATGGTGCTTTCCTTCGATAAAATCAGGCCAAACTGTCTTTACAAACGATAAAAAGTCGTTTTGTGCCTTCTCTTGCTTGTCTAAGAGTGCATTTTTAAGAATATACTTTAGAGTTTGAGTGTCTAAAGACTCTAAATTGCTCATTTTTGCTCTTTGAACTCATAAAAGTAGTTTGTATCATCACCTGCAGTCCATTTACTGATAGATTCTACGTTATATTCTATGGTTGATACCTTGAAATCAGGTTGTTTGGGTTCAGATGGTGTCAATGACTTGTCATAAAACAGTGTTCTGTTGTTTGGCTGTGCCGCAAAGTGGCCATTGTCCAATTCTATTATGTTGAAAGACTTATGCTCGGCTGGAACTTGTGAATAGTTTATGTTTGGTAGGTTATGATCTGCATGACAACTGTCAATTGTAAACAAATATTCACCTGAGTGCCATTTTTTTGATGGAGATAGATATCTTGCTCTAGGTGGTACTGTTGTTTTTTCTATTACTGTAATGTGGTAACTAAAAGAATCCCAAAGTTCTAGTTCTTCTAATGGAAGATCATCTTTAATATCAGGGGAAGAAACAAAAGCACTGATAGGGAGCTTATCATAAAGAGCAGCATATTCCGGCAGATACGTTTCAAAGTAGAGCGCTCGGCCTTGGATTGACTTAACAGTAGCCCAAACACCTTCTACAAATTCTCCATGTCCTTTTTGATGATCATACAAATACTGTTTCTTAACATATACCTTTACTGGTGGAACGTTCGCAACTAAAAAAGCCATATAAAAACGATTTAATTTTTTTAAAAATTTTTTATAACGTTTTTTCTAATCATTGTCACTCTCAATCTTGCAACCGCAACTACTCTAGGGGTGTCATACAAAAAAGGGGGGGATGGGGTAGGAGTTACGACCCGGGCACGAGTTATCCACAGGTTATCCACAGGCTGTGGGCAGGGCATGGACAAAGCTAGGCAACCAAGCCCCAAAAAAAACTAGGGTAAGTAGTTGTGGCTGTCTTACCCTAGAACAAAGGAGCGGGGGTTGTTATGAAATGTTTGAAAGGCAACCCCCACGAATAGCCAAGACTAGTCGGCTAACCCTATGCGTTTCAACAAGTAGCCAATATCCTTTTGCATATGATGTAGCAAATGGATACGTTCTTCCTTGTTCTCAGCAATCCACTCAACAATACTGTTAGCCATAACACCACTAATCAACTTCCAATCCATGCTGTCCTTACGAGGAACACCAGATATAATTGATTCGAGATCGCCAACACTTGCTTGATCTTTACTGTATTCTACCATCTCAGTAATAACAGGTGTAATGTCCACACCCTTTACTGATTCTACTTTTACTAAGTCTTTAGATTCACTAGTCATTTCTATTTCTCCTTTAACTAATTAATATGATTCCACTATACAGGATAATCCACATAAGTGAAACCCATAATATTAACTCTAACATATTCATCTGTGGATAACTTTCCTTTCTATTTATAAAAGGCGAAGTTTCGAATAACTCCGTGTGCTTCGCCTGAGCTCGAACACACCAGACGCCTCTCTTATTCTAATCTGGATTGGTCAGGAATTACCTGACAGGGCTTGTGTCCTTGAATAGCTTATAGCACATCACGAGGAGTTTGCCAATGGAGTTTGGAAAATATCTGTGGATAAATCCGTTCTTATACTGCACGACACCAGTCCATCTACTTTGATTGTAGTAGATGTTTCCCGCGGGCGCCGGGCAACTTCCCAGAGGGCCACCCCCTTTCTGAGTGGGGTGGTGCTTCTCTGGAGTTTTCGGAGTTTGGATTCGTCTGCTGCAGTCCTCAAACAGCTGCTGGATCTGCAGCTCACGCAGCTGCGCACGAGTCGAACCCGGGCAGCGAGTAGCTGCCGTTAGTAAATCAGTAGATACCAAATAAAAAAGCCGAAAACCGCCAATTTTATTGGTATTAAATATAATAGTCAGTCCATATTTGCCTCTCTTTCTCATTCTAACCAGGAGAATAACGCATCTCAGCTGGGTCGTCAACCCCTAATTCAGGGTGAAGGCAAAAAATTTTTCGCAGAAAACAGCCAATCTTTACTGAAGGTATGGAAGTTAGTTTACCGGCGCGCCCGGTGCGAAAACCCCTGTCATCACAAACCGCAGAAACGTGGGGATTTTATTACTGGAGTTTGGGAGTTTGAACAGCTCCTGGCTGCACGGGCCCGGTGCCTAACTTTGTCAAGCGTTATTTATCCACAGGCTGTGGGTAACTACGGGAGTTTGGGAGTTTGTGGCACATGTTCGAAGAGGCTCCACCAATCTGCCAGCTGCTTTAGCGCAGCGGGCGCCCGGGAAACTTCACCGGACCACAGTGCTTTGACCTTGGAGGTATCTTTTTGTCGGAGTTTGGGAGTTTGTGTGCCGTGAAAAACGTTTACCGTGCGTGCGTCTGGGTCGTAAACCAAGATATATGCAGGTGCACCTTGCGTTGCAAACTTCATATGCCAGGCATTTTGTAGTGGTGATATTAGTACCGATTCGGTACCTTTCTTACTACGTTTCAACACTTTTAATTCCAACGTAATAAAGCCAGTATCTTTATGAAAAGCTACGCAATCTGGGAATCCTGGTGTAGCGTAGGACTCAATACGAGATACAAGGAAGTTACCACCTTCTAAACATGTCTTTAAATTCTTCCAGAAATTTGTTTCCGGCTTTGCGGTCATACTTTTTCTTGTTCTTCGTTACTCTCTGATGATACTTCTGTGATGTCTTTAATTCTTTCGCCATCGGATTTCTCTTCGACTGATAAGACTGTGTTGACACCTTCTTTCTTGAACTCACCTGTTAGACCTAGCTCCTTTAGTTGTTTCAAAACATCCTCTCTTGACATATCGTCAATTGATCCTGTTCTTATTTCTTTTCTCTCTACATACAATCCTGCAGCTTGTCCACGCAATCTCTCTGCGTTGATAGCTGCACTGTGTGACTTGTCTTGTAATGCTTTCTCACGTAATCTAGCCAACTCTGTAACGTGCTTGTTCATTTCTACCTTGTGTGTCTCATGCAACTCGTTTCTCTTTTTGTTCACCATTTGTACCACCTTAGGATACTTCTTTGGGTTCAATAGTTCTGACGCTGTAGTTGCTGCACGTTCAGCTTTGTAACCAGCTTGTCTTGCACACTCTGTAGGTGTTAGCCTACCACCCTCTTTTACATAGATCTCAACAAATATTCTTTGTCTATCTGTCAATCCATCTTCACCCTTTGGATGTTTCAATGCCATATCTCTGGTATTGGCAATGGTATTACGGACCACCTTCTTTTCAATCTGCTCTAACTTGTTGTTATATATGTCTTTTTCACTCATTTTATCTCCAAAATACTGTTTTTTTGTCCTTTTCCCATGAACTCGTAATACCTTCGTAATACTCTGTATCCCTTATCCCATATAGAGAATTGGCAAAAGGTATTACGGTATTGGCAAATCCCGGTAAATAAAAAAATAAAAAAACTTTTTAGCATCCAGCGCACAATACAATACCCTCTACAATACCACAATACTACGCTTTGAATATGGTATATCGTCAATAAATCCGCGCTTTTTTAACGATTGCACATACGCATGCACATTACTCTTCGACTTCATGTTGGTCATCTGTTTTATCTCTTCATACGATGGTGAGTAACCATTTGCCTTAATAAAAGCCTTGATTTTAGCCAAAAACTTTGCCTGTTTTGGTGTTAGACCTTTTTTGTTCTTGCCAATACCTTTGCCAATACTCATTTTTTATCCTCCAATCCTGTTGCATCTGGATTTGACCAGTAATCTTGTCTTACCTGGTTTAACATTTCTCTTTCACCCCACTCATCTATTGCTTCTTTTGTTATAGATGCCTCTAGTGTTTTCTGTATCTCTAGTTCTTCCTCTGTAAGCTGTATTCTTTTTGGTCCTTTTTTACGTACATATGTATTTACCTGTGCCCATGTTATTATGTACTCTGAAGCCTTTGGTCTTATGTATCCTCTGTCTGGGTCCATACCAGGATAGTTTGGTGTGGGATCAGTGTCAAAGTTCTTTTGTATAAACTCTAG